AGGTTATCTGTTAAAAATAAAAAAACTCTATTGTTTATTTCATCAGTACAGTAACCTATAGAAAATAAATTATCATTATTGGTTAGTTCTCTAAAATCAAAAGATAAAATATTACCTAAAACATTTTCTAAAGCACCTACATTAGGACCTTCAGATCTACTGACCTGAGCATTTATCGCGTTTCTATATTCATCTTTAGGTAATAACCGATCATCAAGATCTTTGTTCATTCTACCTTTAATGAAATTATTAGTTACTTTTGCCATTAAATTTTAGTGTTTAATCCATTTAGATTGACCTCTCATTACTTGAACTATTTCTTCAAGTTTAATATTTGATAATCTTATCTTAGCATTTCTTAATGCTGCTCTTCTATCTTTTTTAAATCTTGCTACTAGACCTTCAGGAACACCTGCTCTACCAGCTAATAAATTATATGATATACTCATATACATTGCTTCTTCAGCCATTTTAGGCACTCTAGTATCTAAATCATAAGCAAGTCCATCAGATATGTACTCTAACACAATTAATCTATCTCTTAAGTTACTAGAAAAAGTAAACTTACCTTCTCTTTCATTTATTCCAAACCATCCATTAGTGTTAGAATATTGAGGATCTATTCCATATAATCTTCCCCAATTCCATGGTCCGGAACCAAAATCATTAGAGTACCATCCATAAGCCCATTCATCTTGTAGATATAAAGCCTCTTCATTTAATAATCTATTAGGATTAGTATCTTGCCATCTTTCTACAGTTATTGACGTTCCTTCTAAATCTTCACCAAAATTATCTTGAGTTGGTACCCCTGCGTTATCTTGTAATAATTTAGTATAAGGATTTATAGTTAAATTATTGTTAGGATATATAGGTCTTTTTACCCCATAATGATCTATCCAAGACAATGCTACATAATTAACATAATCTTGTGGCATAATTAAAGATAAATTATCTGGTACAGTTAATTCTTGAGATTTAATACTTTTCAAAGTATCATAACTAAATTCTTGTAAAGATCGTTTAGCAAAAAATAATACATCTGATTTTTTAGCAGTTTGAAGTATTTTTCCATCACCCACATAACCAACCATGTAATTATTTATTATATCTCCTAGTTTTATATATTGATAACTTCCATAGTTTTCTTCTACGGCATCTCCTACTGCTTCTTCTGCTGGAGTATTAGCATACTGACCACCAGTTAATACTTTTAATTGTACAACTATATATAAATTATTAGCAGGGTTAGCAGCAAATGTTATAGCGTTTCCAGTTACAGAATATTGTAACACATACTCAGTCCAACTACCTGGAAAACCTGTAGTACTAGTATATATTTTAAAATTATTTAAAGCATACTCTGCTACTGTTGGATTCCAACTACCATATACAAGATCAGTGTCAAATGTAGTAGTAATTGTTAAGGCGTTACCTGTTCCTCTAAAGCCTTGTGAGCCTTGATAATATTGTTGGTTAGTTTCTGTTATTTGCGCCATTATGATTTTTCATTTTGTGAAACTGACATTGCTTCTTGTTCTGCAGTTTGTATTATTGTAGGATCATTTATTATTATACCACAATATTTTAGAACTTGTGTTATAATATTAGTTTGTTCTGAAATATCTAATTCAAAATCAGTAGAAGTACCAGCATTGTATATATATTGACCTAAATTACCAGTAGTAAAACCCCAAATAGGAGCTGTAGGAATAGTTAAGCAATTTATACTTAAAACATCTGGATTAGGAGATACTCTTACTATTAATGAACCTGCATTATTAGTAGTGTAACATATAGGATATTGATTGGTAGGACTAGTTAAATTAGATCTTGTAATTAATTCAAAATCTTTTTTACTAGTTAATTGAGTTATTGAATTACGTACTGGATTGTTTACGTTTGTTGTGTTGTATGTAGATATTATTTGGCCTAATTTGTAGATAACGTTTGCAGTGTTGTTTTGCCAAGCTGTATTACCAGCAACATAAGTAAAAGCTATATCTTGTTCAAATGGATATAACTTGTAAGCAGTATCTTTAAACATGTTAAAGAATTCTGTATCATTCTGTTGATTATTTTGATTGTATCTATTAACTTGATTTCCGTCTGGAAAATAAGCTTGAAATATTTCGTTTTGTACTTGAGCAGAAATACTATTAAACTCTGATGGAGTAACATATCCTCTTTGTTCTTTGTTTAATATGTACAAGACTGTTGTGTATACTGTATTTATATTTACTGCCATTATATTTTTTTTATTATAATACAGAGGTGACAAAGTGTCACCCCTCTATTATTATCACTTGTTAATTAAGCTTTTTATCTATAGATTTATAAATTTCTACTCCCTCATCTGTTTTTAAGAAAGCAGCAAAAGCTGAATAAGGGTTTTCATCAAAAGGAACATTCATTAACTTCCTGTTGTTTGATCCCCAAGAGAACGTTCTTTGATCTTGAGACAGCTTTATTATACCTAGTTCCCTAGCTTTAATAGAAAAATTTCTCAATTGCACATTCTCATCATTAGCTAATGCAATAAATAACTTTGGATTATTTTTTGCAAACAATAATAAATCTCTTTTAATTTCTTTAGAGCTCATATTATTTACTTCAGAACCTTTTTCAACTCTTAATATAGCTTCAGCATGATCTATATCTATGTTTCTAGCTGCATTTAATGCTTCTATTTCCATTTCTAAATCATATAATTCATCTTTAGCTTCTGCTACAGCACTATACTCTTCATATATTTTATTTTTTAAAGGGTGATATAGTGAAAGTAGTTTTTGTAAATTCTGTTTATTTTTAGGAACTTTCAAAAAACCGTCTCTAAAAATTATATGACCCATCGTTGCTTCACCTTTTTGTTCGTCGACTAATGGTGAATCTTGATTGGTTGCATATCTTATTTCTCTTTGTTTTCCTGTAGTTTCATCAAACCAAAGTAATGCATGCTTTTTTGAATGCTTACCTGGTATTGTTAAAGTTAAAGGAGACTTATCTCCTTTTAAATAATAAACTCTATCTCTTACTTCCCATTTTGGGCCTTGAGGTTTTTTAACCTCTACTTTTTTTTCATTTTTTGACATAATATAATATAATTAAATAGTTAATAATAATTACCCCGCCCGAAGACGGGGATAATTATTTAAATTTGGATTACTATAATCCTTGGAATAAAACGAAGTTGTTAGCAGCTTGAGTTACTAAACATCTTTCAGATAGGAAGTTAACTTCCATAGCATCAAGAGTTGAAGTAAATGCACCACCAGCAGCACCAGTTAACCATGATTTCATTCTTCTGTCGTCACCTTGAGAAGCTCTATATCTTACGTGTAAGAAAGGTCTTCTAATGTTAGTACCTAAGATTTGATCATAAACAGTACTTGTTCCAGCAGGAACTAATACACCTTCAATTGAATTTGTACCAACGATAGCACCTCTAGTAGAAGCATCGTTTAAGTATTTCCAATCAGTTTTATAGAAGTCATAAGAACCTCTTCTAAAACCAGAGAAGCCTAAGTTAAGTGCCATTTCTTCTGAATTTTCGAATAAACCGAAAGCAGTACCACCAGCGAAACCACCAGAGATAGAAGCTAACATATCGTCAAAATCAAGAGATGTTTGTCTCTGTAAGAATAACATGTTTTCTTCAATAGCTCCTTGAGTATCTAGGTTTTTAAGAATAGCATCAAACTCATCAAGTCCTGCAGCCGCTGTAAAACCAACGTTTACATTACCTCTAGCTCTAATAGCAGCAAATAAACCTTGTGTACCTGGTAAAACAGCAGTAGCATAACTTCCTGCAGCACCATTAACATTAGCGTTTAATTCACCTTCTACCATTGCCATTTCTAAGTAATCTTCGAATCTTAATCTAGTTTCAGATTCAGCTTTTAAATACCAAAGGTATCCAGAAGCACCATCTTCAGTAGCAACTTCAACCCAACCAATCTGTGCCATATCAGATCCAGTAACAACGTACTGATCTCTTATGATTACTGGTGAGTTAGAAAACTGTGTGAACGAAGGGTCAACACTTATTCTAGCAGCAGAGTTTCCTACTCCTGCTCCAATACTTGATCCTTTTGTATAATCAGAACCATAAACAAACATTTTTACAGCACCAGTTGCACCACCACCAGAGATAGTAATACCTTGTGCATCAAATGTTGCATTAGCAAATGGTTGAACTGTTACGTTACCAGCAGCTCTTGCTGTAACAATACCTTTTGCTTCTGTCCCGTTAGGGTCTAAAAGCACAACAGTATCATTAATAGATATAACGTTAGTTACACCTGCAACACCAACCGGAATTGTAACAACAGATGCTAAACCAGCACCAGCTCCTCCTCCTGCAGCTACACCACAGTTGTCATAGGATATATGTAATCTATTTTGTTCAGACCAGATTACTTGATCTGAGGTCATTGGCATTTCTGCCCCAACCATTCTCAAAAAGCCAGATAACGTTCTGTTTCCATAACGCTCTACTTCTTGTTCGTAAATTTCTGGTAAATATTGTTGCGCAAAGTCATTCGCTCCACCGTTAAAAGCTAAATAAGCTGAAGGTGATGGAGTTTGAATCGGACTTGGAATAATACTACCAAATTGTGGAGATAAACTCATAATTTTTAATTTTTAATTAGTTAAATTTTCTTCTTTTAATTTTCAATTTAGAAGAATCAGCTCCGGAAACAGATTTAACTTTAAAGCCATTTACAAAAACTTCACCTTGTTGGGTTCTAGCTTTTATAGGTGATAAATTTTTAGATTTATTCACCACGTCTTTAACTGCATCTGCTTTTCCTTGCTCATAAAAATGAGACGCGATTCTATCTACATTTTCAGCCGCATAAATTGCTTTGTGATAACCAGCCGCATCAGTAACATTACCTTCATTGTCTAAGAACTTCTTAACTAAATTGTTAATGTTTGATTGGTTTTCAGCAACTTTATCTACATCCTTTATATTGTACTTATATTTTTTATCTCCCACCGATATATCGAAACCTTCGAAATTTTCATTGAAAAGTTGTTTTGTATTTTCCTGGAATGCTTGATGTTGTTGCTCAGCTATTTCTTGCTGCTTATTGTATCGATTGAAAAAGTCCATAGCTTTTTGTTGATCCTGAGTTACGCCGGTTCTCAACTTGATTTCGTCGTAATATTTATTCTTAGTTTCTTCTAAAAAGCTTTTAGCTTTTGCAATCTCCTCTTTTTTAGCGAGTTTTTTCTTTTTGACGTCACGCTCTTCGTCAATTTCTGTATCGAAATCGAATTTATCTTCCATGATAAAGTCTATTTCTTCAGCATCTAAATGTGGTTTAGTCTGCTTATAATATTCTTTTAATAAAGTAGTATCATCTACAGTAGTATAATCAGCATTTAATCTAGTGTAATCTTCTATTGTCCCACCAGTTTCTTCCATAAAATTAACTAGTTTTTCGATGTTCTCAGGTAATTGTTTACCTAATACTTTTTCATCTCTAATAGCTTCTTTTATTTCTGCTTCTACTTTTTTAACTTCTTCTGTTACTTCTTTGATTGGAGAAAACCCTTCAGTAGTCTCGTTGGACTCTTGTATAGGTTCTCCCACCTCTGCGCTATCTCCGGATGGTTTTTCCACAGGTACTTCCTTTGTTTCTCCGATTTGAATGGCATTATCTTCTTCTTTAAGTGTTTCCTTAGGTATTGTAACCTTGGTAACATCGTTAGGTATTTCTACCAACGGTTCTTTTAAATTTACTTTCTTTACTTCCTGTTCACTATTACCTAATTGTTTAGGTTTTTTAGGCTTAGACTTTATTTTAAAGTCACCTTCCTGTTTAACAGGTTCATTTGTTTTTAATTCTGACATAATATAATATAATTAAATAATTAATAAATTAAACGCCTAGCATTGAGCCAGTAACGTCTGTTTCTTCAAAGTCTATAGGTTGTAAATCATTTTTTCTTTGATCTATCATTTTACTTTGTTGCGTACCTTCCATTTTTATACGCTTATCTTTACGATCTTCTATTCTCGTTTCTTTATCTTGCGTTGCTTGCATATCCATCTGCTTCAGTTGCATATCATACTGAAATTGAGCTTGCATTTTTTCTTGCTCTAATTGCGCAGCGGTTTGCATACGTTGAATCTCCATTTGAGATCTTGCTTGTTCATATTGAACTTTAGATCCAGAAATAGCTTCTTGTTTTTGTACCTCTGCTAAACCTATTTTTTCAGCTGCATCAGCTTGAGCTTCAGACTGAGCTCTAGCTTGAGCCATAGAGTTTTCTTGATCTTGTTTACCTTTAGCTTTACGTTTTACTTTTAGTAGTTGATTAGCTAGTTTTAGATTTTTAATTTGTCTTAAATCTATAGCATCTTCTAAATCAATACCACCTTGCTGTAAAGCCATTTGAATATTTTGCTCTAATTGAGCTTGTTGTTCTTCATCTGGTTCTAATTCTAAATATATTCCAAAATCATGTAAATTTAAATTTTGTATTTCAACTAAAGTATTTACATTATAATTAGATATATTATTTACTAAAGATTCTGCTGTAAGTGGAAACTCTAATGCATCAGCTATTTTTAAAGCAATATTTTCAGCTATTCTTAATGTTATATATAAACCACCTTGTTTAATATGTCTTGTAGCAACGTTAGAAGCATTAGCAGCCATTTTTTGCAACCCAACAAGTGTTTGCTTATCTGGTGTTGTTCCATCTCTAGCTTCATTTAACCCGGTCACATCTCTTATCATTTGTAAATAATACTGATAAGTGCTAATTAAACTTTGTATTTTACCTTGACCAGAGCTAGCTGTTAATTCTTGAATAGGAACTTTACCTGGATTCATATCACCATCTTGAGTTAGTGATCTAT